AGCGTGATCGCGTGCCACGTGTGGGGCGGGCAAGCGACAAGTATTTACGAAACCGAGCTAGAATAATTCGTAAACACGCTTTAGGTGCAATGTGGAACTAAGTCGGGCGCGACTATCCGCGCATGCTGCGAAAACTCCTTCAACGCATGCTCGGCCACTGGCCGACGCACGGAATCATGTTGCCGAGTTACGACTTGGCCGGGATTCCAAACGTCACTCCGGCAAGCGCGCTTGCATACACACCGGTTTACCGCGCGGCGACGTTGATATCCAACGATATCGCGCGCACTCCGCTATCCGTTGAAGATGAAACGGTGGAAGCGCTCATCGCTCGACCGAACCGCTACATGAACGGCTACGAGCTTCGACGCTCCATGACGATGCAAGCGTGCCTCTACGGCAACGCGTTCGCAATTATCAATCGAACGCTCGCCGGCGAACTCCTCGAACTTATTCCGCTCACTCTCGAAAGCGTTTCGCTCGACGTGAGCGGGGATGAGCCGTTCTATAAGACCTCACAATACGGCGACGTTCCGATCGCGTCGATGCTGCACATCCGCGCTCCGAGCCTCGACGGCTTGTGGGGCGAATCTCCGGTGCGCCTTTGCCGTACTTCGCTCACGATTCTTGCAGCGCAAGAAACTGCGCAGCTCGAGGTAATGCGAAACGCGGGCAACCCGAAGCTCGCGATTGTGCATCCGGGCCCGTTGAACGCGGCCGCGCGCCAGTCGATCTCTGAGGATTTCATGGCTAAGCACGCGGGAAGCGTGAACGCTGGCCGGCCGCTCGTGCTCGCCGAGGGTATGAAAGTCGAGCGCATTAGCTCGACGCTCGACGACGCGGGAATCGCGGCCGCGCGCCGCTACTCGATCGAGGACGTATCGCGGTTGTTCGGCGTGCCGACGTCGTATTTGAGCGAGCACGGCGCAAACGCCTACGGCACGATGGAATGGCTTTCGCGCATGTACGTGGACGCGTGCCTAACCCATTGGTACTCCGCGTGGTCGTCAGAAATTGAAGCGAAGCTGGCGCCGTTCTCCACGATCTCGTTTGATTCAGACTCGATCGCTCGGCCGTCGCTCGCGGAACAATTCGCCGCGCTTCGCACTGGTGTCGAGTCGGGCGTGATCACGCGAAACGAAGCGCGCGCGTGGCTCGATCTTCAACCTATCGAGGGGCTCGACGATCCAATCGTGGCTCTCAACATGGGCACCGGCGGTGGCCAAACGAATCTAGGGAAAGACACATCGGAGGACGTCGATGATTTCTCGTCGTGATTACTCGTCGTCGCCGACGATGAACGGGCGCACGCTCGCGGGCCGCGCGGTTGTGTTCGATTCACCATCGAAACCGATCACCGAACTCGGCCGCACTTTCGTCGAGCGCATCGCACCAAACGCGTTTGGTGCTTCGGCATCCGGCGACGTCAAGCTCTATTACAACCACGACTCGAGCATGCCGCTCGCGCGCACTAAGTCGGGCACGCTCACGCTCGATTCGCGCGCTGACGGACTCCACTACACCGCGACGCTTCCTGAAACCACGCTCGGTAACGACGTGCGCGCGCTCCTCGAGCGCGGCGACCTCACCGGCGAAATGTCGTTTGGTTTCTACGTTGAACGCGATACGTGGAACGCGAAGCGAACCGAGCGCCGGATTGAATCCGCGCGACTCGTCGAAATTAGCCTTGTGCAAGATCCCGCATACGACCTGACATCATCGAGCCTGCGTTGCGTCAACGCGGCACTTAGCGAGGCCGTCGCTGCACGGCTCGAACTTCACATTCGGAGATTGAAACTATGGAACACTTGAACGAACTTGGAACTCTCGCGCACGCCTACCGCAAGGAGCTCGCACGAATCGACGCGAGCGGCCGCGATTCACAACACGTGGACACGCGCGGACACGGCGAGGAGCGCGAGAAATTCGCGCGCATGGACGCGGACTTGACCGCGATCGAATTGGCGGAGCAAGATCGCGCCGCGCTACGCGCCGCAAATGATCGAATTAAGGCGCTCGAGGCGGAACGAAATCAACCGCAGTACCGCGCGCAAGCGCCGAAGCGCGCTGGCGGTCACGATCTCTCTTCGCCCGAATACGCGATGCGATGGCTAAAGGCGGTTTCAACCGGCGATCAAGCGGAAATCCGCGCGCTGTCTCTCGGTTCGAGTGGCGCGGGAATTCCGACCGACATGGAACGTCGTATCATCGAAAAAATGTACGCGGTAAACGTGCTGCGCACGATCGCTCCCGTGTCGTCGATCGATTCAAAGCGCACCATCACGATCGAATCCGGACTCCCCACGAGCGCGCTCGTGGCCGAAAATGGCACGATCACCGCGAGCGATCCGACATTCGGCACCGCCGTTTCGATCATCCCCTACAAGTACGTTTGCGCAACTCAGATGTCGCAGGAATTCATCGAAGATGCGATCGGTTCGAGCGGAATCGGTAGCGGACTCGATTACGTCGCGAGTCGTATCGGTATGTCGCTCGGATTGAAGATGGAAGAAGCGTACACCGTCGGTACGGGTACCAGCATGCCGCAAGGTATCGCGGGAGTCGGATCGGATAGCGCGTCGGTGATGATCACTACTGCGTCACAAACGACGGATCTTTCTGGTGCTGCTATTACAACCATCACCGCAGACAACCTCATCGACACCGTGCACCTCGTTCAGCCGCAGTATCGAAACTCGCCGCGCTTCCGTTGGCTTGTATCCGATACGTTTGTTCGCGTCGCGCGCAAGCTCAAGAACTCGGTGACGACTTCCGGCGCGACGGAATACATTTGGACTCAGGCGCCAGCGAATTCCCAAACGATGGTGGGCGGCGCGCCCGGACTTCTTTACGGCGTTCCGTATTCGATCGGTCAATATATGAGCTCGACCGCTACAAACGGCAACGTATTCGCGACCGTCGGAGACTTCAATTACTTTGAGATCTTCGATCGCACCGGTATGACTTCGCTCGTCGATCCGTACAGCGCGGCTTCCACCCATCAAGTTACGCTCTACACGTACGCGCGCACCGATTGCCACCTGATGAACGTAAGCGCGTTCGCTCAAATTACCTGTTGATTTCTCTTCCCCGTCTCGGCGCGCGCGAAAGTGCGCGCCGAGATTTATGGCTGTAACTACTGCCAACGTCAAATCCGCTATGCGGATTGATTACACCGACGACGACACGCTTATCGCGTCGCTGATTACTCACGTTACCGATTTCGTAGAGCGCTACTGTGGTTTCGCGCTTTCGAGCGCGACGCGCACGATGAAACTTACATCGTTCAATCGCTCGGTGTTTAGCGTGGTTCCGTTCGCTTCGCTCACGAGTGTGACGTACACCAACCCCGCGGGCTCGACGGTGACTATGACGTCGGGCGTCGACTATTGGTTGGATGATTCCGATGAACTCGCGGCGCTCGTGTTTCTCAACACGCCAGAGATGAAAGAGGGAACGCTCGCTACGGTTACTTACGTCGCCGGATACACGACGTACCCGCCGTCGGTGGATCAAGTGATCATTTCAATCGTCGGCGCGCACTACAACAACCCCGAATCCGCGCAACCAATTTCACTTTCCACCGTTCCGCTCGGCGCACAGTTCATGCTTGAACATCTCAGAATGCGCGGTCCTTTCCGATGATCTCCGGCGGACGCACCGTATTCGTCACGACGGTACTACGCGCCGCTACTACTGTCGACGCGCTCGGCCGGCGAACTCAAACGTATACGAATGTCGGAACGATTCGATGTGCCGGACTTGAAAGCGCGCCGGGAGAGCAGCTCTACGCCGAGGGCGCGAACGTGATCGGAACTTTCGAACTCCGCACGCGCTGGCCGAACATCGCGCGACTTTCCGTAACGACTGTGGATCGGCTTACGTTTCGCGGTCGGACTCTTCGTATCAACGGAATTCGCAATCTTGACCAACGAAACCGACTTGCGATTATTGATTGCACGGAGGTCGCATGATTGAGAGCCAAGTGGTCGAAGCGATCATAAATTCTTCCACGACTGCGGGCTCGCGCGTCGTGGTTGGTGCTCGTCTTCAATCTCAAACACTGCCAGCAGTCGTCGTCACGATCTCCGCGGGCTCGCGCGTGGCGCTCGGAAATAAGACGCTCGCCATGTACGAAGTATCTATTGCTTCGATCGCGGATTCGATGATTGCCGCGCAAGCGCTTTCCGATTCAATCGAGGACGGCATGCCGTTCAATCTTTCCACATTTGCCGTGGTGAATACGGGGTTCGGAGTGCTCGACGATCCGGTTGTGGCCGACGGCGATGAACAAAATCCGGCGATATGCACGTCTAACTACACGATTTACGGAGCGCTCGTTTAATGCCAACCAATACAACACTCTCCTCCTTCAAGATCAATGGTACGGCTGTTACAAACGTCGGAACGGCGTCCGTCAATATGTCGCGCTCCATGATTGATACGACCGCGATCGGCGACACCTACAAAAATCACACGCGCGGAATTCTCGAAGCCAACGTATCGCTCGAGCTCTTCTTTGACGCCGCGCATGACGCGATCATCACCGGCGTCTCTGCGGGAACGATTCTTACGCTTGCCGAAGTCGTTTGGACGACCGGCAAGTCAATCAAAGGCGACGCGTTTGTCGTAGATTTGAATCTCACTACCGCACCTAACAACGTGGTCATGGCTACGGCGAATCTTATCTTCTCAAACTCCGCTATTACGGTCGACATCACGGCATGAGTCTAATCTCCGCACTACTCGCGACCGACGCCGAAGTCGTCTGGAACGGGCTCACTGTGCGCGTCCTTCGTCCGACCGTCGCGCATTTCATCGCGGCGCAAGACGCGGAATCGCGCGGCGTTTGGATGCCCGCGTGGTATGTGGCAACGCACGTCGTCGGCGTCGACGGTCAAACTCTGTGGAAGTCACACGAAGAGCTTCGCGTACTGAGCGCTCCCAAGATCATTGCGCTAGCGCGATTGATTGAGCCGCTCTATTTGGAGGGCTTGGACTCGCCAGTGCTAGCCGCGAAACCCTGCGGCTAGCCGATATTGAGGTGAAATTGGATACGCCGTTCGCCGTGTTTCTTGCGTT